ATTTTTGAATCATTTCGATTTTCATAGTTTTTCTCCGCTGGGTCAGTGAGGGTTGAATATTCTCGGATAAAACATTAAACAAGTCGTGGTTTCTCTCTTTTTTCTTTTTTCTTGAATTTTTTTTTATTAATACTTAATAGTTAACTTTATATATGATTATAGAATTAGAGTATACTCTCATTATCCCAAGTAATTCTTTTTTTAAATGATTTATATGCTCGTACAGTAAAAAACACTAAATCACAGATTTTAGGCACAGTAAAGGCAGTAAAAAAGACAGTAGTATATAAAGGCATTAACACAGATATCTTACCATACAATTATATTCGATTATCCCATTATTTTTTGTATACATTTGTAATCAGGAGTAATTATAATATAACCGATTGTCCTTTTTGATTGGTAAGAGTGTATAATGATAATCATCGATTTTATAATTAAATATCCTTATTTTTTTTCCTTTGATATTTAATTTTTTTTGAGGTTTATTTTTTTTAAATTAAAATTGGGGGAGAAAAAGGTTTCCCTTAAATCTCTAATAAATGAAGAATGTTATTTTTTTAAATTTTTTTTTAGGATACTTTTTTTTACAATTAACTTATTACTTTTTTTCATCTCACGGTTTTTTTCGAAATTTAATTAAATAACTATTCCAACAAGGTTAGAGGAGGTTTAGGAAAGCCCATATTTTTTTTTAATTATAATATCTTTGGTTATTATTTTTTTTATTTTTATTTTTCATTTAATATTTTCTGAGAGGTTGCATTAAAAATGAAAGAAAAACCAAAGCATATTGATGCCTTTCAATTCTGGTTTGGATTAACTGAAAAAGGATACAGTACCACTGATTCAGTTAAAACCACCGCCACACATTGTGGAGTTATACCACGTACAATATGGAAATGGTATAAGGAATTTGGATGGGAAGAACGAGCTGATAAAAAAAGATTACAAATCTTAGCTGAAGTAGAAAAACAAGAAAACCGTACACTAGTAGAAAATCGTTTAAACTACTTGAAAATATTACATAAAATCCTAGATCAATTCATCAAGGACGGTTTCCCAGTTAAGATTGAATCCATGAAAGACTTGGATATTATTATTAAAAATTGTTTAGTTTTACAGGATGCTCCAAGTGAAGTGATAAAACAAGACACTGTAAATGTGAATATTGGAGCCGAATCATTATTCGATGATGAATTAATGAAGAAAATCATCAAAGAAGAAGAGGAAGCTCGTAAATTAAGAGCGAAGAAAAATGAATCCTGATAAAAAAAGGTTCGTCAATGACTTATACTTGTTTTATCGATATTTCATAGCATCACATTATCCAAATAGCGTACCAGCACCACACATCCAAGAATTAGCTTTAAAGTTAATGGAGTTAAAAGATGGGATTGGTAAAAGCCGTTTAGCAGTATCAATGCCTCCGAGACATTCGAAATCATCAATGGTTACACTAGCTTTTCCTTTATGGTTAATATTTCAGAATCCGAATTTGAAGATATTAATTGTTAACAATAGTGCATCATTATCTGAAAAGTTCGGTATACAGTTAAGGGAATATGTTAAAAAGATTGGTCCACAGTTCGGAGTTTATTTATCTGATGTTAAAAGGTCCAGTACTCATATTATGTTCACCAATAAGGATGGTGACTTATATGATGGAAGTATAAGACTTGTTGGGGCTTCAGGCTCAATTACAGGTCAGGACGCTGACTACCTGGTAATCGACGATCCATATTTCGGTTTCGACGATATAACCCCATCACAATTGAATAAGAAAATTGAATGGTTCCAGACAATCATCTTACAGCGTCTTGAACCACACAGTAAGCTTATTGTACTGCATACAAGGTGGCACGCCCTTCGGAATGAGACTCCAGTTTATACTGTTAATAAAGGTTGGAGTACTCATGGTGAATTAGAAGTCGGTGATGTATTACTTGGAACTAACAGGAAGCATACAAGTGTAGTTACTGTTCATCCTAAATGTTTATTAGATAATTGTCTGGTCTTCAGTAATGGAGATAAGATAATCTGTAATGATGAGCATTTATGGAAATTCCATGATTATACTGATAATGTAACTAAAATATTCACTACTGAAGCTATTTCTAATCGTGAATTATATGTTAATAATTCCTATTTAGCTAATTTTAAAATCCCTTCTGGGAATAAACTGATAAGTTTAATTGACCATTACAAAGTCCCACCAGTACAAGGCAATTGCATCACTGTTGATGCACCAGATGGTATGTATCTGGTTGGAAAGAATTTTACTCCCACTCATAATAGTAATGATTTGATTGGATTTTTCCATAAGTCTGACCCTGATAGTTATGATTTTGTGGAGTTCGCTGCTTTGGATGAGGATAATGAGGCTTTATGGTCTGAACGTTATGATACTGATTTTTTATTAAATGTTAAGAAGAATGTAGGTGAACGAGTGTTCCAATCTGTTTATCAACAGCAACCTATTGATGCCACTAGTGATTTCTTTAATATGAAAAAATTACAGTACGGATTCCCTGAAGATTATGTTCAGGAATCTGTTGCTAGGGCATGGGATATAGCTTCCAGTGATAATTTATCTGATAATGATTTTACCGCTGGAGTTAAAATGGCAAGGTTTGGTGATTATGCAGTTATATTAGATTTGATTCATGGTCGTTTCGGTACTAATACTAAACGGATGATTCAGAATACTGCTTTTATGGATACACCTGCATGTCATATTGTTATTGAAACAGGTGTTGCTGCTGCTGGTGAATTGTTACATCAGGAGTGGAAGAATCAGTTACCTGGTTTTATTGTGGAACGAGCTAAAGTATCGGGTAATAAGTCTAAGGTTGATCGTGCTACTCCATTTCAGAATGCTATTGAGGATGGTAAAGTCTTTGTAGCTATTGAGGATGGACCTACACGTCAGGCTTTTTATGATGAGTTAAGTACATTCCCCGCTGGGGAACATGATGATATTACGGATGCGGCTAGTCACGTTTATAATTATCTGTTTATGAATGATGATAAAAAGGAATTTGACGCTCGTATGGAAGTAGTGTTCTTATAAAAAGATAGAAATTTAATAGGAGAATTATTATTTATGGGTTGGAGAGATAGATTAAGAGGTTATTTGCCAATTGTAAGGCGACCAGCATATGATAGTAATTATAATACATTTCTATCTAACTATGGTTGGGTTTTCAGTAATGCTAATAAGGCCACTGGAGATTACACATTATACGAGAAAGCTGAGAATAATGTTTATGTTTTCCGTAGTATCGAAGTTATTTCAGATACTCTTTTAATTAATGGTTTTGGTATTAATAATCCTGAGGATAGTGAGGTTAATTTTGAACGCACTCAGTATTTAACTAATTTGTTTAATAATCCTCAAGGTGCCACTAGTGAATTGACTTATGCGATGTTTCATAAGCAGTATATGCGTAGTTTCGAGTTAACTGGTGATGCTTTTATTGAGGTTAATTATGAGGAGTTCACTTGGGATGATAGTGATTATTATAAAGTGTTGAATGGTTTTAATTTCATTCCACCAGAATTACTCCGATGGTTCCCGGATACTGAGCAATGGGGTTATCGTGACCAGCCAACTATCAGATATGAACCGGATGAATTGATTCATATCTATGAGCCACAAATTAAATTGAAGAATTTAAAGTATGGTGTAAGTAAGTTGGATAAGATACGTTTACCTATACTTATGATGTTCAGCGGTTTATCTCATAATAAGGAATTATTGGATAATGATGGTATAGATCCACGAGCCATATTAAGTTTTGATAAGGATGTTTCTAATGAGACTTATGAGAAAGAGTTAACTCGTTTATCTGAGTTAAGTAAACTCCGTAAAAAAGGAGGAACATTAGCAGTTAAAGGTGCAAGTTTCCAATCATCCAGTATCACTAATCAGGATATGGATTTCTTATCATTAATGAATTTCTGCCGTGACATGATATTAACTGCTTATGGTGTTCAACCAGGAAAAGCAGGTATACGTGAAACTGCAAACCTAGGAACAGGTTCTGGTGAATCACAAGACAAGGATTTCAAAGACATGATGAAATCCAAAGCCACATTAATCGAAGGAGCATTCAACAAAGTACTCGGCCATAATGGTTTCGAGGAATTATTTAAATTCAATGAAATGGATATTGAAGATAAATTAAAACGTACTCAAATCGAAACCAATAAGATTAACGCTGGAGTATTAACTGTTAATGAAGTAAGACAGGAATATGGTTTGGAACCAGTTCCATGGGGAGATGTTCCTAATAATTTAAATAATAATCCATTAATGGATAGTAGCACAGTTGATAATGTGGACATATCAGCTATTAAAAGATATGAAAACAATTTAAACCGTGCTAAATGGTTAAGTGAATGGGAGGCTCCACGTAATGATTGGTAAAGCCTATACATCATTCGTTAAAAAAAGCTTCTCTCGTGACGAACGTAATTTTTATAATTTATTATCAAATGGGATAGATGAAAACCTATTATATGTTGTTAGCTGGTTGAAAACCCATGAAGCACATACATTACTGGAATGTGATGATGAAGATGAATTTGACGAAATATTCGCATTATCCACATTACACAGTGAATTGAACAGTCGTATTCAAAGGAATACATTAAATGGTATTCAACCTTTAAGTAAATTCTATAAAGTAGGTTCACGTCTAGGCCATAATCAATTAAGAACCACTCAAAGATACACTAAGCAGGATAAAGCTGCATTAAGTATTCTTAACCAGTATGTAGGGGATACGATTTATAATGTTAATGTGGATTCCTGTTTAAATGTTAAGGATATCTTATGGAATGGTGCATTAGCGGGATTAGCAATAAGTTTGCTAGCTAAAGACATACTCGCTTCACCATATAAGATTACACCAAGGAGTGGTTCAACAGTTGACCGCAGATGCACAATGATAACCACCACTGAATATGGTCGTGCTGTTAACACTGGTTTATTACAGGCCTATGTTAATGAGGGAGTATATAAAGTGGATATTGTTACAGCTGGTGATGATCGTGTATGTGATGATTGTATTGAAATAGAAAAGAACAATCCATACACAATAGAGGAAGCAATGGGCTTGCTTCCTGTCCACCCTGATTGTCGCTGTTCTATTAGTTCTGGTAATCATGACCGTGTTGACCCTGAGTTAATGGAGGGTTTTGTGGTTAATATGACTGATAATGATTATAATATATCGGACACGAATAGTCCTAGTGGTGATTTCGGTTTCGATTTCACTTTTAATTAATGGTCATTTCGCTACCTTAAGGTATATTTTTTTTTGATGATCTGACAAATTATCTGTTTCTATAAAATATTATAAATTGTTGGAAAATAATTAAATGAAAAAATTTAGTATTCTCTGCCATTTTTAATTTCACATCAATGTCTATTTTATAGATTATATGATTTAATAGATTTTTAACTACATTGAATACAGTTTTTCAAATGTGTCGTGAAATATATATTGGTTTTTTACCTTTCATTTTTTATTACCTCTTTAAGTATTTTGACCAAGTTAGTTGATGATAATATTTTTAGGGATTATGTCATTAAACTGTTTGCCTAAAAAGATTTATCAAATCTATAAAAGACATTATGTGACCTCCAATTTTTTTATAGAAAAAGAAAATATGCCTCAGCTCAAATTTTGTATATTGTAAATTAGAGTAAAACCATTCACCAAAGGAGTTTTTTTCTTTGGTAAGAGTGTAGTATGAAGAACATGTTCTTCTAAGTTTCATTCATTGGTTTTACTCTCCGGTATACAAAAAAATTATACTATTTTTTTTCGTATGTTCTTTTTTTATATTATACTGGTTTGAATCCGGTGAAGAACAATTTTTTTTAAATAAACTATATTTGTTAACTTATTTTTTCAAATCAATAGAAGAATGGAGTTGTTTATGAAAACTAAGCTTAAGAAATTCAGAGTATATGCACCTCCTGACGTTAAATCCTATGGTTTGAATGAAGATGGTACCTTAACCATAACTGGTATTGCCTCTACGACTAATGAGGATTTGGATGGTGAAATTGTTTCACCTGATGCTTTAGAGTCATTAGCTAAGCAGGTAATAGGGTTAAATCTACATCTTGACCATGACCATTCCTATAAAGGTGGGATTGGTGCGATTACTGATGCGACCTTGGAAGAGAGTTCTCTTCGTATTACTGCTGTGATTTTACCAGAATATGCTGAAGGTATTAAAGAAAGATTAGACCTCGGAATGAACTTTGGTTTCAGTATCGGTGGTATCCCTGTCATTGACAGTTTGAATTCTAGAGTAATAAACGATTTCATTTTATTGGAAGTTAGTTTAACATTGCTCCCGGCAAACTGGGACACCTTCGGTACAGTTGAAGTAACTAAAGGGCTCGTTGAAAGTAGATGTTTGACAGGAGCTTGTCATTACATTCTGAAAGAAAAGAAAAGTGATACTATGAGTAAAAAAGAAGCAAACCCGATTGAGGTTACCGATGAAATCAAACAAGAATTGGTTAACATCGTAAACGAAGCTGTTTACAATTTGAAACCACAACTTCTTGATGAAATCAGAGGAGAAATTGGTCCGGTTGTACAAGATGTTATAACTGAAGTATTACCACAATTATTACCTCCTGAAGTTAAAGATGCTGATATCGAAGATGAAGAAATCATCGATGAATCAGAAGAAATTGAAGAATTAGACGCTGAAGCAGTTATCGAAGAAGAAACTGATGAAGTTGAAGAAGTTGCTGCTGAACCTCCAGTTTTAGAAGAAGAAGAAGTTGAAACTAAAGCTGAAGAAGAACCAGAAGAGGAAGCTGCAACTGAAGATGAAGCACCAGTTGAAGATGAAACTGCTGAGGATGTTGTTGAAGAAGAAAAAGAAGTTACAGATGAACCAATCGATGGTGAATCAAGTGATGATGATGCAGAGTATGTGGAAACCACTGAAACTGCTGATGCACCTAAAGTAATAGTTGATATTAAAGCTATTGCAGCAGAGATTGTTAAAGAAGTTAAACCAATTTTAGCAAAACAGGTTAAAGATGATTTATATAAAGAATTAGCTGGTAAAAAAACTACTAAAAAAGCTACCAAACCTAAATCTAAATTAAATCAATACAAAGCTAAATCTGAAACTGCTAAAAAAAGTGATAAATTTTTAGACAGTCCTGAACGTGACCATCTTGGCCGTAACAGAAAATATATTTAAACAGGTTCCATTATTTGTTTTATTTTTTTGAGAATGGAATTAGAATAACAAAAAAGAAACTTTTTTTTAAAATATTATAAGACTTTTTAAATTTTATTTACCCAAAGAAAGTGAGAATTATGGATTTGAAAACTAAAATCAAAAACAGAGATGATTTCTCTTTAAAATTTGCAGACGCACCGTTCGACAGTAACAATATACTTAACCCTGGTTGGGCTGAACCAACCTATGATGACTTTTTCAAAAGGATGGTTGATGAACCAGTATTACTCAACCAATCCACAGTCTTACCAATGACTGCTTTACAACATGACTTAGACATGTTAACCGCAGATGTCGAATTAGACAGTCAAAGAGACTCCACTGGTAACAGTGCTAAATTAACTCAAAACGAATTAAGTCCAAACATGGACAGAAAACAATTAATCGCACAACCATTACAAGCTAAAACTGTAATCAGCGACAACTTCCTTGAAGAAAACATTGAAGGGGAAGACTTCTTATCTAATTACATGAACCTTTTAGCTGACAACATGGGTCCTGCATTCGAAATGTGGGGATTATATGCTAACACCACTGCTACTCCTGTAGCTGGTGAAGGTACTGGATACAATATGACCAATGGGGTATTAGCACAATTACAAACCGTTGCAGCAGATGCTAACAACGAATCTAAAGGTATCGCAGACCTTGTATACAACAACAATGTTGGTGACGGTATCCTTAATGCTGTACAACAATACGTCGAACAAGACGGTAACATCAGCAATGCAAGGATTGTTTTACCACCAGCAGTACACAGTAAATTCATGTTAGAAATTGCTAAAAACAAAGACACCGCATTAGGTGACGCAGTCTTCCAAGATGGTAACATCACCACCCTTTTAGGTATGGAAATCACCGCAGACCCTATCCTCCGTAAAACCAAAAACGGTTACGGTAGTATGAAATTCGACACCAACGGTGTCTACAGTGCAAGCGGTACCGCAGTCGACAAAATGTCCTACGGTTTCATCGGCCAACCATCCAACCTTGTATTTGGTATGATGAGGGAATTCGATGTTAAAAATCAATGGGATATTGATGTTCTCGGTTACAAAGTCGCTTTACTCTGTAAAGGTGACGTAAAAGTATTATGGGATCAAGACACTCTTGCTATTCCATTCACTCGTAACAACCAATAAGAATAATACTTAAATTTTTATTATTCTTATTTTTAAATTTTTTTTAATATAGTTTTAATTTTTGCGGAGATGAAACAACTTATGAAAGATTATTGGAAAGATTTAAGCCTCCGTGAAGCATGGAGTAAACGAGAACGATTTAATTTTATTTTAAATTATTTCGATGAAAAATTAGAATCCTCTAATGGTGAAACTAATGATGAACCTGTAGATGAACCTACTGTGGAACCTGTTGAACCAGTTACAGTTAACGTTAGTGTACATGTTAAAGACAGTGAAGACAATGGGATTAATGGTGCTTTAGTTGAAATTTACCAGGACAATAATGACCCATACACTGGAAATACTGGTAAGGCTGGTGGATGTACTGTCCGTAACGTTCCAATAGGTAATTATTCTATTAGGGTCTCTGCTGAAGATTATATTACTAGTATAGATGAGCTAGTTGTAATCGAGGGAGAGAATAATGTTGAAATTATTCTTGAATTAGAAAATGGAGCGTGAATAAATGAAAGATTATTGGAAAGACTTAGGTTTGAATGAAGCCTGGAGTAAACGTGAAAGATTCAATTTCATTATGGCTTACATTGATGAGAAGTTAGGTGAAACTGAAGAGGATGAAACTGGATAAAAAAAATTTTTAAAGGGATAAACCAATTTTTTTTTATCCGTTATTTTTTTTAAATGATTATTTTTTTTTAAACTTTTTCTATAAAAAAAAGAATATTTTTTAAGGGGTTTTTTGTGTTGATAGAGGTTCCTAAATTAAGGACGTTACTTAAATTTGAAGGTATAAACTTAGATGCTTTCACTGATGATGAATTAACTGTATTAATTGAAAGTAAAGTTAATGAATTATCTGGTTTATTAGGTTTAGATGTTAATCCAGTACACCGTAAACAGCATATTACAAGGTTTAAAGGAGACATTATAAGATTAGACTTCTACCCTGTATATGATTTCAATAATATAATGGTGGATGGTGAATGTTTAAGTCCAAATAAATATCGTGTGGATTATAGTCTAGGTTTAATATACCTGGAGGAATTCATTACTGGAGACATTGATGTTAAATATATCTCCGGTTTGGATGATGATTTTTTAAATAACACTATAGGTCCACTTATTAAGGATATGATAACCTATACCGTCACTTATAATAAATGGGGTATGGGTGGACCAGTATCCAGTATCAAGGAAGGGGATGTTAGTGTTAATTATGATACAAGTAATGGTTTAGGCACTCGTATCAATAACACAATTGCTGATATTAAAAGTAGATATGCTAGTGCAAGGATTAGATGGTTATAATGGTATTATTTTTTCCAAATTATGAAGTAGAATTATGGGAATACACAGAAAAAGAGTCTCGTGATCGTTTCCTTGGTGAATCTGAATATGAGTATAATCTAGTAGCTACTGTACCATGTGACTTTCAACCTATGAGTATGAAGGATAGTCAAATGGAATATGGTAAAATATTAGAGGACGCCTATAAGATTTACCTTGACGGGAGTGTGGAGATTACTGATACTATGGTTCTCCGTTTGGTTGGTGAAAAGGATACCTATAAGATAACCGGTACACCCTCCAATAATAATCATTTTTTACATCATCATAAAGTGGTGGTGCAGAAACAACGTAAACCTATTAAACTAGGAGTGTAGATAAGGTATGCCTGTTGAAATTACACGTAATGATACTTTCACCAAGAAAACTGACTCCTCAGCTTATATTAAAGCTATGGAGGATACTGTTAGTGAAGTGTCACAGAAGACTATGAGTGAATGTCAAAGTGAATGTCCGGTAAGGACTGGTAATTTGCGGGATAGTCATAGTGTTGAAAGTGATGGTATGGAGGCTACTATTCGTAATAGTGCTGAATATTGGATGTATGTTGTTTACGGTACTAGTAGAATGTCTGCTAATAATTATCCTCAACGAGCTTGGAATACGATTATTAGTCAAGATATGATAGGTGAAATTTTTAAGAATAAATTAAAAGAAAATGGAATTGATACAGAATGATTCCACTTGTTAAAGCAATTCGTAGAATATTATTTGATAATGTATTTCTTGATGATGAGATAGTGCCAGTTAAAAAAAGGACTTATCCTTATGATGAAACTCCATGTATCACGATTGATGATAGTGGAGGGTCAGCTTTTATGGAACGCCATATAGTAAACGAGGATTATCCAGTTAATCCGAATCATCCTTTGTATGATCCAGAGGAACCTTTCCGTAAGTTTCCACAGGAGGTTTTACGTGAGGTTCATCAGGGTACTGTTAGGGTTAATGTTTGGTGTGATGATGAGTTTCAACGTGAAGATTTAATAAAACAGGTTGAATCGTTATTTAAGCAGGCACAATCAGATTATTACCTGTTCTGTGATAATTATCGGGATGGTGAATGTGCTGGTTGTGGCGGTCCGTGTATGGTGGATTTAACCCAAGCAGACCTTAGAGGGGTTAAGGGTCAGTGTCCTAATCCGGAATTGTATCATTATAGTAATGTTTTTTCCACTTATAATCTGATTAGGTCTAGTTTTATTGTAGATCAACCTTTTAGTTTGGATGATTTAAGTAAAACTGAACCTGTTTTAAGAAGTGTTTTCAAGGTTACATCTGGTTTTAATGTTGACCATGTTATTGGTGGTATTGTATCCAATAGGTTAGTTAATAATACTAGTGTAATCTAAAAGGGGAAAATATCTTTTTTTTTAATATTATTTTTTTTTGATACTATTTTTTTGAATTATTTATTCAATTTTTTTGACTAATATTTAGTAATTTTTCAATTATTTTTAGGAGATTTTGTTAACTATGACAAAAGAAGATGAGAAAACTAATAAAACCAATAAGAAACCCTCCACAAAAAAAGAGGATGATAAAAAAACCCTCATCGAACTCGTGGAAGCATCATCCGTTGATTTTATTAGCATAATAATGGATTTATCACAAAACGGTTTACTCAACCAATACCGTGATGAAATAACCCAAAAAGAACAAGGAATAACAATTATTCCAAGCATGACAGAAGCAGAATTTAAAAAAATTATAGGAGACGACTAAAATATGCCAATCACTAAATTACCAGGTGTATACTACAATGAAAGAGTAACATACGAACTAACAGGTGAAGGAAGCAAAATCCCAGTAATAATCGGTGCAACCGGAAACACCGCAACCGACGACTACAAAATCGACGGTACAGTAATCAGAAAATTCACCGGATGGGAAGATGTTAACAAAGCAACAACCGCAGAAGTTCCAGGAATAGGAGTATATAGTGAAAACACCACTAACCAATTATCCAAATTCCTCCACGAATTCTTCGAAGAAGCAAGATTACAAGTAAACAGTGACATCGGAGTACCATACATATACATAATCGATGTAGGTGATGGTAAAACAAAACAATCATGGTTAAACGCCTTAAACTTAGCAAAAAGCAAACTCGATGCCACAATAGAAATCTACGTGGGAGCAGATGCAATCACCAGTTATGAATTAAAAGCATTCCTCGATGGCGCATACGCTTCAATAAAAGAAGGAACCAAAGACTTAGATCTCAGATGTGCATTCACCACCAAAGGATACAACAATCCAAGTAGTGTTACTGATGCACAATTAATCGCATTAACCAACGAATCAACCGGTGTACAATACAGTCGTATAGGTATAACTGAACCATTATTATTCGGTAAAACCATGGCAAGGATATGCTGCACACCATCTAATGTTGAACCAGGATTCTACGAATACAGAAGTGTTGAACCAGGAACATTCAAAGACAGAACCAAAGCTGAAATGTTAACCTTGCAAAATGCAGGTATCATCTTCAACCGTGATGAACACATTAACGGAAAAGTTCATCCAAAAATCAATCTCTGTGTTTCATCCAGTTTCGCAGCAACCACAAGACCTGCGGATGCATTATTCCATGCAAGATTCAATGCCGATGCATTACTCCGTGAAGTATTCGAAGCATGTTACAATCAAATCAAAGCAAACGAATCCGCAACCAACCTCGCATACTTACAAACCCGTATCAACAAGATTGTTAACGATAAAGTAAGTGCAGAAGAAATGATTAAATACGATGAAAAAACCGGAAACGGTACTAGATTAATAGTCAACCAATCCGATGCAGACCCATACAGTTTAATCATCACCGGACAAATGCACCCACAAAAATGTACTGTTGCAATCGAAGTAGAAGCAACAGTTAAACTCTAGACTTTTTTACCCAAAGAAAAAACAGGGAGATTTAACCAATGGCAACCGTTCAAAGATATAATTTAGCACAAATCGTATATGAAGATCAAAGAATCACCACTGACACCTTCAAAACCACTAGGAAAATAGATGCTGAAGAACACAACAGTAGTGATTCATACTCCCCATACAGTGTAAGTTTCAAAAATGAAACCTACGAATGGGAAATGAGTGACATCGACCCAACATTCCGTTCCTTTTTCGAGGAAATGATGGATAGGCAAAAAGCAGACCCTAATGATTTAGCAATGGTCGCAACCTATGATTATAATCCTGAAACTGGGGACATTGTTGAAGATGATGTATATGATGGAGCATATATTACTGAAATCAGCAAAGAGACTGCTAACAAACCATTCAGTGTAAAAGGTGGAGCTTTAAGAAAATTATAAAATTTATTATTCTCCCCCTTTTTTTCTATATATTTTTTTTTGGAGGCAATTTTATGGATATCAAATGGTTACTTAAACAATTACTACCACTTAAATATGAATCAACCTACCGTACTGAAGATGAAAACGGAGAATGTGTCCGCATGCATTCCACTTGGAGAATGTGGTTTGGAAAATCATTCCATATCAATCATGAAGTAATAGATTCATAAAAAAAAACAATCTTTTATCTTTTTTTTAACATTTTTAACATTTTTACATAATTTAATCTATATTTTTTTTATCTATTTTTTTTATTATTTTAATTGAACTGAGCAAATTTTAAATATTTTTTTTTGGGAGGAATAACCTAATGGCTGAAGAAATAAAAAGCACACCCACACCAGAAACAATAGAATTAGAAAAAAAACTATTAAAAACAGTATGGGTAAAAGAAGCAGAAACCATCCAAGAATTTGTACCTGAAGAAGACTTAACAGTAACACAACAAAAACTACTGAAAAAATGCATAAACAAAGAAGACTTCACAGACAAACAATTCACCGACTTAAAACTATTACTAAACAAATACCGATTACTATTACAAAAAATCAACCCACAAGAAAAAGTACAAGCCGTTGACGATGCAATCGAACTAATACAAACAGAACAAGACTTCCTAGACCTAATGGAACTAGATGTCAACAAATACTTAAAAGTAAACATGCCTTACAAAGGCAAAGTATTACCATTTGAATTCGAAGTCTTACCCTTAACTGACAGTAGAGTAGTCGATGCATTAGAACTACATATAGATATTTTCCGTGATTTTGACTTTGATGAAGCAACAGAATATGCAAATGCAGTAAACAAACCTGATGATGAAGAACTAACTGATGATGAACAACACATCATAGACAATTTTAACAGGAAAATAGCCGACAAATTAGCAGGTCAAAGATACGAAGCAGTGGAAAAATTCCTCGGAAACCAATTAAAAATCCGTGGAAGTGATGCTGATGTAGATACTCGTATACAATTCTGGGCAAAATTCCATTTCAATGCAAAATTCGCAGTATTTGTAGAAGTTCAAAACCGTTTAGGATTAAATGAAGTGAGCAACGAGAAATTATTTCCATCTAGCTAATAGTTTCATGGGTGATTTATACTTTGAAGTCAGCCGACACCTAGGAAAACCCGTCTCATGGGTTATTAAAAACAAATTCACACCAGACGTGAAATTTCTAATTCTAAAATACGCTTATATAAACCGCAAAAGAAGAGAAGAATACGAACATATGCGGGAAAACCTGAATGGGGTTTAAAAAAAAATTAACTGATAATATTTTTTAATTAAAATTTTTTTTTCTTGATTATTATGGTAAGCAACGAAGATATATTAATGCAATTTACAGCACAGGACGATGTAAGTAGTGTTGTTGAAGCAATGGAATCAAGTGTAACAAGTTCACTTGAAGCCATATCCTCTGCAATGGATAATCTAGACACTGGTTTAACCAATCTTGCCATAACTGCGGAAACGGTAGCCACTGCTTTTGGCGAAGTTGAAACTGCTTTCGACTCCGCAGAATCAAGTGCAGACAGTTTCCAATCAACCCTCGATGGATTAAATGCTAACAATATAAGTGACATATCTAGTGAAGTGGATGATTTAAGCGAATCATTCAGTTCAGCTGAAGAAGAAGCATCAGGCCTCGCCTCAGCAATCGACAGTATTGACAGTGGAAGCATAAGTGATGTTGAAGGAGAAGTAGATAGTCTAGGCGAAGCATTCAGCAATGCAAGTGGTGAAGCCTCCAGTTTCGGAGACAACGTCAACGGCCAAGACACTAGTGCATTGAGAACCAATATGCTCAATGATATAGAATCAACATCATCAAGTATTGCGGGTCTCGGTCAGACCGCTCTTTCGGCTGCAAGTGATGCAGAACAAGGATGGATGAGACTAGGAAATGCCATTAACAATAGTGGTGGAAATTGGGAAACCCAAGAATCAAATGTGAGGTCATGGGTAAAAACCTACAGTAACAGTATGGGTAGAGGAGTAGCAGACACCCGTACAGCAATGACAACATTCCTTAACATGGGAATGAGTCTTGAAGACACCCAAAACACCATGACTGCGGTATCCAACTATGCCGCACAATTCGGAATGAGCCAAGCCGATGCAAGTAAAAACATACAAATGGCATTCATGGGAGCAGGTCGTGCCGTTAAAAAACTAGGATTAGACATTGCAGATTTCAAAGACGAAGCAGGTAATGTAGATCGTGAAAAACTATTAGCTGCAATCATGGAAAAAACATCAGGTGCAGCAGATAAATATGCAAACACCTATGAGGCACGTGTTCAAAGAATGAACAATGCCATAAACAGCCTACGTACTGATTTCGGTAAAGAAATAATCAATACAATCGAACCATTAATACCTGTAGTGCAACAAGTAGTCAGTGCATTTGTAAGTTTACCACAACCAGTTAAATCCGCAGTTCTCGCATTCGGAGGCCTAGTCGGTGGTGCAGCAATAATTGCAGGGCCATTACTTAAAATGAGAGCCTACATGAACATGGCAGGTGTAAGTACAGGGACATTAACCACAGGTTTAAAAACATTACTAACAGGATTCCGTACGTTATCCGGTGGAGGTGGAATCAAACAAGCAATCCAAGCGATGAAAGATTTCGCTGCTGCACAAAAAGCAGCAAACGCTGCAAATAGTATGGGAGGATTACCGGGAATAGGTAATACAAAACAAATAGCCAATACAACCAGTACAGTTGTTAAAGATGCAAGTGCTGTAGGCGGACTCGCACCAGAAGCAACAGCCGCAGCCGGTGGAGTAACCGCAACTGGTGGAGCATTATCAGGTATTAGTGCGGCATTCACAAGTATGATTGTACCATTAATCGCTATTGCAGCAGTAATCGCAGTAATGATACCAATCATCGCAGGACTTGTTGCAGAAGCATTACTATTCATTAAAGGTATTCAGATTTTAATTGATGCTTTAGGCTTTGATGACATTGACTTAGGAAAAGCTATTGAAGGAATTAAACAAGTAGGTCAAGCTTTACTTGAAGTAGGTATCGCCATGGCTGAAATGACATTCGCTTCAGTTATGACCGCAGCCACCGTATTAATTAATGGTGTAACTGGTTTAATCAATCCTGTTAAAATAGCTGGTCAAATGCTTGTTCAGGCTGCTAAAGAATTGGAAGTTTTCAAAACAGTTAAAGTGGATGAAAGTGTAGCCACTAACTTGCAAAGTATCAGTAAAGCTCTTGGTGCAGTATCCAATGCAATGTCTAGTTTAACTGGTGTTGTATTGAATATGGCTGCCGGTAATATTTTAACTCTTGGAGGATTATTAGGTAATGTTAACACAGCTATCCGTACTGCAAGAACTGAAATAACTAATGCGGCTCAAGAAATTGCTAAAATCAAAGATTTACCTGATATTGATGAGGCTGCTGTTAGTAAATTAGAGAAAATATCCTCATCTATTGAAAGTGTCAGTAAAGCTATGGATGGATTACGTAGTATACGTGATGATTATAATTGGGATAGTTTCATGCAAGGTATTTTTGGTGGAGCTGATATTCAAACTGCATTAAATAATGTTAAAACTGATATTATCAAAGCGGGTAATGCATTAAAAAGTTACACTGGTTTACCAGATATACCTGAAGATGTATCCAGTAAAATGCAGAAAATCGCTGATACATTGAAGAGTACTGCTGAAGCAATGAAATCTTTACGTGGTATCCGTGATGATTATAATTGGGATGCTGGTGTAGGTGCATTGTTTGGTGGTGTTGATATTCCTACTGCTATTAATAATGCTAAATCTGATTTAATCAAGGTAGGGAATACTTTAAAAGGGTTATCTAGTTTACCGGAAATCCCTGATGGGATATATACTAAGGTTCAACGTATTGGTACTAGTGCTAAGAATGTAGGTACAACATTAAGGGGTATGCAGAATATGCCTTTCCCTGATGTTATTGGTTTAGTGATGATTCCTGCTAAAATTGCAGCTGCTAAAGGGGTGTTAAGTGGTGCTAGTCGTGAATTAGTTTCATTAAATGGTACTGTTCAAACTATTCCGGATGGATTATATACTAAAGTTCAACGTGTAGGTGTTAATATAAGGGCTGTAGGTTCAGCAGTTCAAGGTATAACGGCTATACCATTTATTGGTCCTGATGTTGGTTTAAAAATAGGTCAAGCAGTTGGTGCTGTAAGGACTGCTGCAAGTCAATTAAATCGTTTACAAGGCCTTGACGCTGGCGGAGGTATTGGTCAAATATTAGCTAGTGTACGTTCTGCTGTTGTACAATTACGAGCCACACTTAATAGTATGCGTGGAGGATTCCGCAGTAGTGGTGTGGGTATTGGTTCCAGTTTAAAAGCTGGTGTTCGTGCAGGAATGAATGGTTTGCGTGGAGTTGTTGTATCTAATGTTACTGCGGGTATGAGTGCCGGTGTTGGGCCTGCCAGGTCTGGTGGTAATCGTATAGGATCTGGTGGTAAGTCTGCTTTCCAAACATCATTTAAGATTTCTCAAGTGGCAAGTAATGAAGTGACTTATGCAACTCAGGCTATACAGAATGGTACTGCTAGTTTTGTTCAAGCAGTTGGAAGTATGGCTGAGCAAGCAGTACAGGAAGCTAAAAATAAACTTGACCAACAATCACCTGGTAAAATCGCCCGTATGTGGGGTGATGAAATGAGCTTTTCCAGTATGTTGATTGAAAATCGTGGAAAAGGACTGATTAGTAGTATAAGTAAAGTTACAAGTAATGCGGTTAATGCTTCTAATCCGAACTTTAGTAATATGTTGGCATTCAATAGTCCTGAATTGGATGCTAGTAGGTTGGATAGTATTCGTCGTATGAATCAGTCCAGTACTATGGGTCAAGGTCAAAGACCGATTGCCATTCATATTGGTGAGGGTGCTATTCAGTTAGATGCAAGGAATTTAACCACTACTGAGTCACGTCAAATTATGATTAATGCATTAGAAGGTTTAAATGACATCAAAAAGATTGATGTCTAATTTTTTTTTATTTTCACATTTTATTTATTTGAATTCTTTTTTTTAGGGTTTATTATTATGAGTTGGTATAGTGATAAGATTGATTCAAAATATTTCAATTTAAGTATTGATGGTTTGGATTTAATTGGGGAAGATTTGAATCCGAATGAAAGTTATAATCGTCGTGAAACCTCTCGTAAAGCAGTTATTGGAGGTACTCAACGTGTTATACGAACCAATTATATTCATCGTGATTTTAGTCTTAACTGTTATGTTCCCATAGATCCAGCATACCCTGATATTTATGATTCCACTTTCAGGTTATGGCAAAGTAAACCTGTGGAAGTGATTAGTAAAGAGATGGGTGGGAAGTTCGATGCGGAATGTATTATTAAAAAGAAACATGAATCCCCGGCTTATTTAACATTGGAGATTCAATTGATTGAAATCCCCTCTGAGACCAGTTTAATACCTAATGATGCTGTTAAGGTTCCTACGGATAAGATTACCACTACTGTGACTAAATCCAATAAAAACACTAAAAACACTAAAAATACTAAAAATACTAAGAATACCAAGAATACTAAGAAAAATAGTAAGAAATCAACCTCCAAAGGGAAAAATAAGAACAGTAAGAAGAAAGGAAACAATATTACCAAGGTGAAATAAGCTATGGTTACTATTTATACTGGACCAAAACAGTACAGTATCAGCCGTACAGGTTTGGAAGTTTACAGGACTGATGAGAAAAACTTCAAACCCTATGAATCCACTGGTGTGGTAACCAATAACTCCTCCTCTGATGATGGTGAGGAGACTACTAAAACAGGTTACACATTACATCAAGGGAAAATATTGGATACTTATTATTATGGAGAAATCTTCAGTACTGAACATGAGTATGATTATAGTGATATGAGTGATAGTGCCACTTTAAAGTTACCTAGTGTGGATAAGAAGAGATTTTATAAAGGTGTACGTGTATGTTTGCGTAAACAATGGGAAGCACCAGGCACTACATTAAAATGGAGTGATTTAGACCCTGTTTTAACCGGTTTTATCACTGAACAAACTTTCAGTGAAGATAGTGTTAGTATTAAAGTGCCGGGTATGACTACTTTACTTGACCAGAAATTTAAATTCCAATTCACCCAAATGAAAAGGTCAAAAATCCTAGCGGAGATTATTAAAACGGCTGGTTTAACACCAGTTATTAATGTTAAAGGATTAGATGATGATGTAACTGATTTCACAAATATCTCAAGTGACAGCAGCAGTGATAGCAGTGACCTTGCTGGTGGTGAAGGAGCAGATATTGACAGTCTTGTTAAACAGATTGTAGGCAGTGAAACCAATGAGTTAAAGAAATGTAAACTTATCCATGAATGGTTAAAATCCAATGTAAGATATAGTTACTATGAATGTTCTAAGTATTCTTCTGCTGCTGAATGTTTAAAGCATAAAAGTGCTTTGAATTGTGCTGATACTGCTAGATTAACAAGAGCTATGATGAGTAGTGCAGGATTAAATGCTTATGTTGTACACCGTACCACTAATGGAGGACATTTCTGGACAATTATTGAGATTGGTGGGAAAAAATATGCATCAGACCAGACTGGTGATGGTTCTGCATTTAATACTGTATGGGCTGCTAGTGGCCGCACCACTGTAAGTGATGGTGGATCATATACTCGTAAAAATGGTAAAAACCCGGACTGCTAAAAAAATGTGATGAGAAGATGGGGGATTGGATATGGGTGATTCAAAGAATATTACTGCAACCGAAGGAAGATTAAAATCAAATTTCGGTTCAGCAGTAAACACATTAGTAAATCTCGATGGCATACAACGTTCCATAACCAAAGTACAAGACAAGACATCCTTACGAACAGGTACAGTTACAAAATACTATCCATACCTAGATAAAGCAGAGGTTAAATTAGACTCCACTAAAAAAACGGTATTATGTAAGATATTACATAAGTATGGTGGTGAATTATTAGATTTATATACTCCTGTAGCGGACCGTAAAGAATTCTGTGATAAATTAAAAGAACCCTGTTATATTCCACGGGCAAAATTACATTGTGTTGTGGTTAATTTGCATGATGCTGATAGTGATGAGCATTTATTATTAGGTTATTATCAAAATGAGGAGTTTATTGGTTTAAATCCGGCTAAACCGGGTAATATTAAATTATGTACACGTGAAGCTACTAATCAGTATTGGATTAAATTCGGTTTCGATGGATTGGATTTAAGAGTTAACAGTACACCTACAGTTAAGGTAGGTGAACGTGATGAAACTATGGATACTGTTGATTATGCGTCATCTGAAGAAACCTATACTAAAAGTGAAGTGGACAAATTATTAAGTGCTTATGAAGAACGTATCGCTAGATTAGAGGAATTATTAGAAGTCAATAATGATGGGGGTTCATAGGGAGTGTCAACTATAGTTATTGGTTGTGATAGGAATAATGGTAATGATTCCAAATGGCAGAGTACTGTTGCAAAAGCCCTTGAAAAACAAGGACATAGTGTTGAAAAGTTAGACATAGGTCCAAATGCTTTTGCAAGTTACTCCTACTCTGGTAAGGCCAAAGGGAAAATAGGGATATTTCTTATTGCAGCAGGATTAACCGCATTATGTGACTTATATGATGGTAACACTAGTTTTAAATATGCATACTTTGGCATACGGGGAGATATAGGTAATGGTATTTCTTCAATGAATGATTTCAACACTAAAGGAATTCACAAAGACCATCATGGAGATTGTATAAGTAAATCGTGTAATTCTTTCAATGGTAAAACTTATCCTCAAATTAATAAGATTACTAAATCCAAATGTCAAGCTGTTTATGGTGGAAGTCCTGAAGAAATGGGTAAGAATATTATTGCTGCCATGGGTGGAAGCACAAGTGATTCCAGTGATGATAAGAAATCCAGTAGTGGTGGAACCGTAAAAGAATCCATTCAGAAATTATTAAAACATTGGGATGGTGAAGTTGAATGTTACATCAGGGATGGTAAAGTATACATTAATAAGATTAAGGAACCTAAATCTGATTATCATCTATTACTCCAAGAGGGAGTTAATATTTTAAGTGACAGTATACAAATCACTGATGTTAACCCGAATACTGTTAATTATCTTATTGTTAAATGGACTGGTGGAACAATAACCATTAAAGATGAAGAGTTAATTAAACGTTTCGGTGAAGTTAAAAGTGAAGTAGAAGCTGTCCGCAAAATAGTTAAAACCGAAACCACACAATCATCATCTTCAGATAGTGACATCGACACAGATATGGATACTGATACAGATACTGATACTGATACTGACATTGATACTGATACAGATACCACTACTACTACTACTAAGACTACTGTTGTTGAGGAACCTATTAAAACTTATGAGGAAGCTTTGGCTTTTGCTAATACTGAATGGAATAAAATCAAACGTGACAATGGTCATACTTTTGAATGCAAAGTCCTAGGGGGTAGTCAATGGCGTAGCGGTGAATGGGTTAAAGTTATTGCTCCGTCTTTTAATGAGAATGGTTTCATGTATCTTACACGAGTTTCTGAATCTGATGATGCTGGTGACTGGACATGTAACTTGGCATTAGTGGATTATCCTCCAGGTTGGGGTGCTGAAGAATTATCGACTAGTAGTGATGATAGTTCTGATTCAGATAGTAGTGATGATTCATCATAAAAAAAAATTTTCAAATTTAAATCTTTTAGTTTTTTTTATTAAATATTCTTTTTTTTATTTTATCTTTTTTTTAATGGGAGGAATGGTAAGTATATGCCTTTGCCTTTAGATGTGAACAGTACGGATTATCAGTTTTACAAAACATTACATGAAGATGTGAAACTTGTAAGCAACGAATATGGAGAATGGGACCTTGATTTTGAAAACGATGATTGGGTTAATGTCACTGGTGTTCATAGCCTGGCTAATGCTTGCATCATAGCCATAATGACAAGACTCGATGAATTAAATTATGTGGAGTTATATGAAGATTTCGGTTGTAGAGTACATGAGCTAATCAAAAAAAACAAAAGCCGAAACATAATCTACCAAATGGAGATATTCATAACAGAAGTATTGGAGAATATGCGAAGAGTACAACGAGTAAACTATGTTAAGATAACAGACAGTCCAGATAATCAGGATTACAGTTACAGGATTAACTTTAGTATTACCGGTATAATGGATGATGAAGAAGATGGTGAAATAATAGAGGAGAGTTTCCAGATATGAATTATACACAGAAATATTATGATGAATTATTCCTATTCAGCTTAGAAAACAGTTACGATTCCGGTTTAATAAGTCATGATGAAAAATTCTTAACTTATGTTAAAAGCAAACAAGACATCAGTAACTTCTATGTCATGAACCTCAGTGTTTTAAGTGACAGTTTTGAAGATGTATATTATGATATAACTGATGTTTACTTATCAGATAAGGTGGCTCATGCAACCGGTGAGGATTTGGATGATATTGGAGCTAAATATGGTTGTACTCGACCATTAGATAGTTATGCTGAATGTGATATTACTTTTAGTTTCACCTCTCCTAGCAGTACTAGTGTAGAATTGCCTGAGGGTATTGCTGTTAGTAATGGTCAAGGAGTAGTTTATAAAACTATTGAATCTGTTACTATTCCTGCTGAAGCGGAGAATATAACAATTCATGCACAGGCAGTTAATGTGGGAACCACAAGTAGAGTATTAAAAAATACTTTAACCAGTATTGAATCTGATTTATTTGATACTGAGACCAGTACCTTTGGTTTAGGTACTGTTACCTGCACTAACCTTGAAAACAGTAGTGGTGGAGATTATTATTATGATGATGACGCTTACAGGGATTTAATCCTTGACTGGAGGAAGGAAACTATTCGTGGAAGTGAGGAAGCTTATAAGAAGTATTTCGCTAATTTGGATGGTTTGAATAGTTATAAGTTAATTCCTAATTGGGATGGGTCAGGTACATTGAAGATTGTGTTAGACCCTGGTGACAGTTATCAGTTGAATAGGGTTTATAATGAGTTAAGGCGTGATGTTTGTCAGATGCCTGAGGATATTACATTATTTGCACCTGAACCGGTGGGTATTGATGTTTATGCTAAGTGTAATGTTGATATTGATTTGATTAATCCTTATAGTGAAGTGGAAAAGGAAGCTATTAAGTCAAGGATTGAGGATGCTGTTACTAATTATATTGAAGGGGATACTTTGAATTTCCTTGGTTTAGGTATTGGTGAGGATTTTATCCCTTATCAGTTAGGTGTTTTTATTCATGAGCAGGTGCCGGAGTTAAAAAATATTACTTTTACTAGTAATGATCCTAATGTGGATGCTAATGCTCCTGTGAGTATTACTGATGAGCAGCAGGTTAAGATTGATAATATGGTTATTGTGATGGAATAAAAAAAAATGCAGTTTTTATTTTTTTATATTTAATTTAAGTGATTTGTTATGGTTAAGAATAGTTTGAAGAAATTATTAAATAAATATCCTTATTTTCTTGATAAAAATGTAGGTAGTAATTTTTATCGTGTGGTGCAGGTACAGAATGAAAATTTCCGTAAAGTGTACCAGTCCCTTGTGGATGTTTATGAAAGTTTTCATTTGAATAAAAAAGTGTTGGTTTGGAAGGAGCAGACTGTACCTTATGAGTATACTATGCGTTTCATCTCCACTTATCCTAATATTAAACAAGTGAAAATATATAAAAATGATGAAGTCATCTACATAGAAGATTACATAAACGAGGACAATAATGATGCCTTTGATTATTCTTACACTTACGATACAAGAAATGACATCCAAGGCCACCGTCCAGATGCTGATGAAGAGGATACTATAGAATTAACACAAGAAGAACAAAACTTATATAATAAACTAATCCTCTGGCGTATAAACAAAACCACAGACGACGACACCCTCAATTATGATGTAAACATCAAAGCCAAATTCAACAACCTTAAAAAAATCACAATCTACAAAAACGAAGAATCATTATACACACAATCCTTCAACAATACAAATGATGAAACATTATTCGAATACACCTACAACAACACATTCACTCCCCCTGAAGTAGAATACGATGATGACGGCGAAGCATTAGAAGAAGTCCTAACCGATGACTCATTCAAAATAGTTGCTGAAACATATAATAATGAAACAGTAACCAAATACTTACCATCAGATGAAGCAGAATATATCCCTGGAGACACATTCCTCATACAAGTCGAAACCTACGATGAATACATTTACCGTAAAGGATTCCCTGAACATGACACTCTATTCACAAAAGAAAAAGATTACTGGAATGTTTACCTTAAAAACAAAGACACTGACAATCCTATAATAACTCCTTTAGAATATGATGATTATGACCATGACATAAGCCTCGATTATATTGGATACTTAAACAATATCCCAAGAAAAGAATACATTGAAATCGAAACATTAGACGAATATTATCGCAGTGAACCACCATTCAACAACCGCAGAACCGAAGATGATTACCATTATATGAAAAGGATGTTGGAATACAACCTCCGCATATGGGACACACCAGCACCAATACTGGAAATATGGAAACTCTACGGCCTAACCGATGTAAGTATGGTGAACCGTGAACATCAACTAATCAAAATATTCGACATCAAAAAACACCAATACCATACTGAAACCCGCACAGACCCATGCAACCCAGATAAAACCTATGATACATTAGTTGTTGACGGATGGATACCTGAAGCATGGGAACATAAAGACCAATTCTTCAAAGACGCTAACAGATTAGGAGAATACTTCTTTGCAGAAGCAAATACTGTAAGACCAGTTAAAAAGAAACCAGTAACATTCACATTCCGATTCTTAAACAGTCTAGCCGAAGATATCAGTGCAGATTACACTGTAGATGCCTATCTGAATAATGAATTAATATCCGAAGTACAGGACTATACTGAAAAACAATGGATATGTCCAGCAGACTATTTAGATGAATATAATGACAATATATTCTTATTTGTTGGTAAATATGAAGACCGTGAAATCGGCCGTGCTGAGATAACTGTAACTGTACGTGGATGCAGTGATGCAGACTTCTATGTCAGAGCCACTGGTAATGATAATAATAATGGAAGCCGCACCGCACCATTTAAAACATTAAGAAAAGCATTAGACAGTGTAACTGGAGTATATAATCTAATCGCAGTAGTAGGTGAAACCATCGTAAACACTCCTGAAAGAGTACCAACCACCTGCACATTAATAGGATGTAAAGACGGTAACATCACACCAAAAATAATCAACACTAACCCAAGTGACAGATTAAACAGTGACGGATCATATACCAAACTAAATACTAGTCAATTCTTTAATATTTCCCCTGACCAAATCTTAAGCATACAGGATATTGAATTCAAAAATACCAGTCCTTACAGTGTACTCGTCGAAGACATGGATTACACTAACAGTAACCGTATTGATGAAACCGAAACAGGATTATTATATAATATGGATTACGCCATACCAGTATCTGATTCATTACAGGAAGTATTCATTAAAAACCTCCAATTAAACACTAACACTGGTTTATTAACATGGACAGAAATCAACAAATCCACAGATTTAACTGATAACTTAAGCTATGAGGGAATCATTAACAACCTCCAACTAACCGATAACCTGTATTATAATGAGCATACAACCCATGAAGTCACATCCTCCAGTAATAGTTTTGATAAAAACCAATTATACTTCAGTGACCGTGAGGATATGCTGAATTCCACATATTACATTAACAATAACTTGAATGATTTAAAAGAGGACGGATTACTTGATTATGCTGAATATGATGAAGAAATCATCTACGATACTAAAGAACATGGATTAGATGAATTTGATTATCAACATATTTCAGCAACACAAGGAGCATTCACACCAAGACAAGCAAGCTGGTTATTAGGAACTTTAAAAATCAATTTAACCATCCTAAAACCTCAAGTAGGTCAAATCATAAAACTCCTAACAAGTGATGGAGCCACAGCAAGTTTCAAAATAAACAGTGTCTCAGGTAACAATGTAACATATAAACCTACTGATAGCAATTCTTCAGCAACAAGTTATGTTTATATTCAAGCAGTTAAGAACACCACCTCAAATGTAACCATCTCTTTAGGAAGGATTGTTACTAGTAATGGTTTTGTATATACCGGTTCTAATAATCGTCTTGATTTGGTTTGGTAAGAGTGTATAATGAATCGTTCAAAAATATAATAAAACTTTTTTTTTAATAATTTTAATTTTTTTTTATAATTTAAATTCTTGGGAGAATAATTTTTATGGGTACTCAAAAATCATTAGACTTGGATAGTTTCGTCCATGACAGATGCTATTTTAAATCAGAAACATGGACAAGGACAGAGATAACACGTGAAATCACAACCGCAATAAGTAACTTAACATTAGTAGAATATGTTTCAACCCTACCAACCAGTAACATAAAAAATAATAGATTATACATCGTACCCAACAATGAAAATCCAGAAATAAACCAGAACCTATACGATGTATACATACGTTACAATAACAAATGGGAACAAATCGACAGTCTAGAATTCAACATAGCAGATTACTACACAGCCTCTGAAGTTGAAACAAGACTAGCCACCAAATCCAATACAAACCATAGACATAATAATGCAGTGGCCAATACAAGTGACGGATTCATCTCCAAAGAGGACCAAGCTAAATTAAATGGAATCGCAACCGGAGCTAATAAAACCACAGTAGACACCACAATCACAGCAAGCGGAACCAACCCCGTACAAGGAAAAGCAATCTACACTGCACTCGCAGGTAAAGCAGCAGCTAACCATAACCATGACACCCGTTATTACACCCAAGACCAAATAGATAATAAACTCGACGCATTCATCGGAGAAGAAGGAACACTCGAACTACAAAACTATTACAAAAAAGACGATGTCGATGACCTAATAAGCAAAACCATATCCAATATAAGCATTGATGATGATTTAATAATGGAAATCCAATATGGAATAAACTTATCCTCCACAGAAGAGGAAGTTGTTGAATCAAACACCGAGGAACCTGAACAAGAACCCAATGAGGAACCTGGAGGATAAAAATAATGCCTGAAGAAGACATACCCAAAAAATACTTCCGAAACGAACCCGATTACACTCCCAACAATTACGACTTATACTTTGATGTGAAACAAATACCATCCAATATAAGACTGGAAAACGGATACAACCTTGAGAGAAGATTAAACAAACTAATGCCATTAACAAGAAGAGTACACTTAAACTTCGACACAAAAACCATCCCCGCAGACAACAACATAAACGTATTCACATCAATGAAAATAAACGGTAAAGGAGTGAAATTCGTATGAACTTCGCAATAATAGGATCATATACTATAATCATCCCCACCCCTGAAGGTGAAAAAAGAATAAATCACACTAACCTAATCACAGAATTCGGTGAATCATTCTTCCTAAACAGATGGATAAACGAATCATTCAATCCCATACAATTCATACTCATAGGAAACGGCAACAACCTACCACAAAAAACAGATTTAAACCTAGGAAACGAAACCAGTAAAAGAAAATGCGTATGCGAAGCAGACCTCGAATCCAAAAGATTAATCCTAACCGCAACATTCAAAGCAACCGAAATCCTAGGAACCACCGAAATAGGAGTATCCAACGGACAAATACTCATAAGCCACGACAGATATGAAAAAATAACACAAGACCACCTATCAGGTGCAATCGGCGACGTACGAATCGAATACATATTCCAATTATCAACAGGTGCAATCAAAAGAGGATGGACACCATCCACAGAAGGAAACAACATCTTCTACGCACCAGAAAAAAACGAAGTCATCAGCGTATTCGAAAACAACACTGGTAGCGGATACCGTAGACTATACAATTTACAAGACCTCAGAGATGTAAAAGGAGGATTCTTCTACGACTCCACCTCCCAGAATATATACATCAAACCAACCAAAGATGCTGACAAAATAATAGATATTGACAATGAAGAAATCGTAGTGCAGGTGAAATAACTTATGGCTGAAAAATGCAATCCAAAATATAAAAACTTACAATTAATCAGTAGCTTCAGCGAACAAAGATACGCTACCGTACAATTAATGGAACAGATATGTCAAAACGAAGAATACTTAAAACAATTCTGCGAAACACTAGACTATCTCTCACCACCAGCAGTACGAAAAAGATTCGACATAACCGAAGCAATCGATGAAAACAAAAGCTACGGATTCCAATTAAACAGTAACAAAACAGTCACATTCAGTGATAAAGACAAAACCGAAGTACCCATAGACTTCTTCGACGAATCCGTAATTGATTCTGATGTAAGTGACTGTGTAATAAAATCAACCACCAATAATGTAGGAGACACAGTAAGATACGCTTGCCTACCATACGTCCAAACAGGCTGCACAACCGACATCACATCAACCCGTAACCTAGCAGAAAACGGACAAATCAACACATACTGGTATGTAGGATATAATAAAAGCAAAACATACACATTATACCCTGAATGGATGAGAAACTGGAAAGACCACAAAATCCCATCCATAGTAAGAGCACAAGTATTCAAATGCAACAAAACAGGAAACCTCGATGCAGTTTCACTAGTAATCGCAACAGATTCAAACTACAGCAGCTGGGGAAGCCCAATATACGTGCAGATATGGTCAACAGAAGAAGTAGAAGTAACCGTAACCAAATGGAATAAAAAAACAAAAACATCAGATTACGTATATATCACCGCACCATCCGGAACCACAAAACAAAGATACAAAAAAATAACAAGTGGAAAAAACAAAGGAAAATGGAAAAAAGCCAATAATGGTACACATATCCGTAAAACCGAAAAAATATACAAACCAGCTGTTAAAAATAGTAAAGGCCAATCAAGTATCTACCATCCATTAGCAGAAACAAGTTTCGACCCTAAATTCAGCACACCGGGATTCCATGCATTCGAATTCGACAACCCACCGGAAGTGGAAAAAGACAAATATTATGCAATTGTAGTCTTCAGCCCATTAAGTCATTGGGGTCAAGCACCACGTATAGGAGGATGGGGACGTAACTGTAGCCACACATATAACAATGGTGACGCATGGTTAAGTGAAAACAACGGAAGAAGTTTCATCCGTTACGGTAAAAACGACCCTGATACAAAACTAGCATATAAAATGGGTAAATACACTCCGCAGGATTTCGCTTTCCAATGCCATATTACTAGTTATACTTATGGTTATAGTCCTTCAACCACTACCAATGCTGACGGGGACACAATAGACAATTATTCATACTTATATTTTAAACCCATATTCACCAATCCAATCAACAGTATTGAAATCAACGCCACAGATTCAGGTACTACAACATTAGATCATGAAGCCGGCCGACACTTAGAATATCAATACAGTCTAACAGGTAACACTCAAAATGAATCAGATTGGGTTACAATTGGCAAAGCTAACCGTTCAGCTATTAGTGGTAAACCAACTATGATTTTCGTAAGAGCGAAAATGTGGCAAACCACAGCTAATAATACAGATACTCCAAGCATAGATTACCTTGAAATCACATTAGAAACTGATGTATCTAAAGAAATGTATGTAAGAACACAAACATATTATCCAAAATCCACCCCAATGCTCGGAGCCAATGTATGGGGAAGAGTAAACACTCCATTCACTTGTGATACTGATGAAGTAACCTGCATGTCAGAGATTATACAGGAAAAAGTAATCAAAGAACACTTTGAATTAATAAGTGTGGATGATTTAATCAACTACACTTACTTAGATGCAATTGAAGAATCCAAGATTAAAAATTTAACAAGTGACCAGTTATGTCAATACCTTATAGACAATCCTAATATTCTCAAAGTCCTTAAAGAAAATAATATTTATGTTAAACCATACATTTATGAAGCCGAAGCTGATGATGGTGATGATACAATTGAATATTTAAGTTTTGAAGATACTGATGATGAGGGTAACTTTAAATTAGGTGGATTTAAATGCGGTAATAGTCCAGCATATCCAATAATAAGCTGCCAAACATATCCGACAGGTGGAGAAATAAAACAAGCCTACGGTGAATGGTTTGACTACAAAGTAGACTATGATACAGATATAGTAACATTCACAGAACACAACCTATTAAACATGCCTGTAGGTGGATTGGAAATAGAGTATAATCCATTATTCATAACAAACCTCCAACCAGAAGAAATGCCATTAGTCCTAGATTATTTCAAAGAAGAATTCTTAATCTCAGACCAAGAAATCGAAAATAAATATGTGACTATAAGAGTGGCTGCTGTAGATCCAATAAGACATGTCTATGTGAATAAGGATATGGATGATGAAATGGAATTAATTGAAGATGAACATTTCACAGTAGATTATATTAACAACCGCATCCATTTCCCAATCATTAACGAGGAAGATGAGAAAGCAAAAATCAAATTAAATGATACAGTAACAATAATCTACACTCCAAACTTAGAGGATACTGGTATTAGTATTGGTTACTTTGCTAGGAGACCTGACTCCGCATTAAATAGACAATGTAAGATTTATCCAAATTATATAGAATACAAGGTGTAAGTTAAATGGTTAATTATAAAACAAGAATCTACTATGAAAAAGATGGAGTTAACCTCGGCGCAGAGGTTAAAATCTATAGTGATACAGGGGAGAATATTGATAATATTTTAATCACTTCAGAATCCAAATTCCAGGAATTAGCGGATAAAATCTTAAACATTGATGATACTTATATTGACAAAGCAGAATTAATCAGCATAATCAGTAACACACAATCTGAATTACAGATTAATGCCACTAAATTAAATGGTTATACTCCAGATGACTTTGCAAGAAGAATACACAGTCACTCTGAATATGCACAGACAAATCATGCGAGCAGCCAAGCAACATATGGGATTGGAACCACCAGCACTTATGGTCATAATAAAGTAATCAATAATGTGACTAGTACAGAATTCCGTAATGGAGAATCATTGGCCGCATATCAAGGAAAAGTATTAAATGATCTTGTCGCTGCTACTAAAACTGAATTAACTAAATGGGAGAAAATTACTTTATCCGGCCATAATAGTATTGCTGATTATTGCAATCTTTATGTGAATAAGGCGTTAAGATTGGCGAGAGTTACTTATAACCGTACTGGAGTTAAAAAAGGAGTGGCTTCAACTAAGGATAGTAAGAATAAAGACAATAATCCAAGTCCTTATTGGATTGTTGGTGTGACTACTAGTAGTTTAATATATTTACATACTGAAAATGCCATCCCTGCTGATTATCAACCTAGTACAAGAGTTAATCAAAGTTTTTACAGAGGAGATTTTGTTTTTTCTGTTTTAACTAATGGAGGTATTGGTGTGCATAATATCACTGGTAAAGGTAGTAAGGATAATGGTATTAATATACGTCAGAATGTTTTGTATCATTATTAATTTTATTTTTTATTATTTTTTTTATATTTTTTTTATATTATAATTTTTAGGGAGTTTATTATAAATGGATATTAAAACAGTATCAGTTAATCTGAAAAACTTAATGAATAAATGGTTTTATACACGTGAACAAATCCACCAATTACTAGAAGATTACGTCACCGTTGATAATAATGGTATACTGAATGTGGGTTTACCATCAGCGGAGAAGATTACTTTAACAACACAGAATAATGCGATTACCACAGCTGATGTGGCTGAAGTAACTGCAAAAGTAACCGACAGTAACAATAACGCTACCTTTGGTGTGCCGGTGCAATTTGTTAACAGAGCTACACGTGAAGTATTATACAATGGTACAACCGATGAAAACGGTGAATGTGACTTCCAATACTTCACCGAAGAAGCTGAAATCCTACCAATACAAGCAAGAATCAGTAACGATTACATCTTCCGTGACGATGGCCGATTAAACAGTTACACCAGTTGGGAGGGTAACACTAACGTAACACTAGAACACAACAGCACCAATACCAGGATGTATGCAACCGATACCAGTGGTGCAACAGCAACATTATCCAGCCTCGTACTCGCAGGTTACAATGACATTGACTTTAAAGTCAAACTCGTAGACGGAACCGCTACAACCGATTTCTGCGGAATAAGAGAATGCACTAGTAGTGGTGAAAATGTTGCCAACGGTTACACTACTGATTTCAACCTCGACCAACTAAACCTAACTGTAGGTGAATGGTATCACTTCCACATCAGCGTCCTAGATGACAGATTCGTATTGTACTGTAAGGAAACAGGGGAAAACCTACGTATATGGAATGATGACGGCGCACCAGCATATTACAAGTTTGTTTTATACTGTGACGATGATGTATCTACAATTGATTTTAGTGATGTGAGAATCAATAAAACTTCTGATGATTTAAGCATGTTTATAAAAGATAGTGAAAATATTGCACCATTCAATGTATGGAGTGCAGGAGAATATTATAATAATCTGAATGGATTCCACATAACTGGCAGATATATAGTAACTACAAATAAATCTTCTATAGGTTCATCATCAATATATTTAATAAAATCTGAACCTTCCTCATCATGGATGGAAATAGGGTATGGTTATTCCCCCTCAGTTTCAGATTTAAATAAACATATCTGTTTTTCAGCAGATGTCATTGATAATACTATCCCTACAGTGCAAATGATGAAAACCGCTCAAGAGGTATTAGTTTCAAGCAGTATTCCACTTAATTCTAATTCAACTTTTAAAATAAGTGCAGAAATACTTAATTTAGACACAATTTATTGTATATTCACGGTATCACCATCTAACATTGGGGAGTATTATTTAGACAATATTCGAATAAACATTCAATAAAAGATAAGAATAATCTCTTCAATCACAACCAATGGGCTTTAGGAGATTACCTCCCATTACCTAATTTGAATTATAATAATTATTCACATATAACTTATGAGGCTACAAATGAATTTTCAACCAATGGGGATTTCAGTGTTAAAACCATCAGCACACACTACGATTATCGTCCGCATATTGGAGTTAATTTAACAGACATATCAAAGTTAATCAATAAAATAATAACTTTTAGTGCTTCTGTAAAAAATAATGATAATGTAACGTTAAAAATATATAAATGGGACGATAATGATGATATAACTTCTTCTGAAGTGGCTATCCCAGCAGGTGCTGGTGATTATTCTGTTTCCACATTCATAGATTCCAACATTGTTAGATTATGGTTAAGAGTAGATTATCCTAAATTAACTGATGTAGGAACTGTTTTTTACATTGATAATTTAAGATTAATTACTCAATAAAAGATAGTGAAAATATCGCTCCATTCAACGTATGGAGTTGCGGAGATTATTCCCATGATTTAACCAATTTCCAAATAAACCCTGATAACACGAATACTTTCATCAGATTAACAAATAATTATTCATCAAATGGTGATTATGGTATTAAACTAACTAGATTAGAACCAAGCAGTAGTTATTTAATTCTCCGCTATGATTGGATTGTTACGGAGGAGGATTATAATAGAATAATAACTTTTACCGGAGATTTCATAAACAATTTAACTGGTAATGCAAGTATTCAATTATTTACAGATAGATTATCTTATGTTGCAATCCCAGTTAATCAAAACAATCAAACCGTAAGTATAACAGTTGAAATCCCATCTAACACAGATAAGGTTCAATGTATGGTCGCATTCAGTGGAAATTATACAGGTGATTTATTTATTGATAATCTGAGGATAAATAAAAGATAAGAATAATATTTTAAAGTTTAATCAATGGAGTGGGGGAGACTATTCAAAAAGTACTTCAGGATTTTTAGGGAATAATATAAGATTATCAACGTCACCGATTATTTCATCGAATGGAGATTTATCAATTTACTTTGAAAAATCATCTTCAGAGGGTAGTCA